TTCGGTAGGCTCGACCTCTTCAGGTTCGACAGTTGCCTCTTTCTTTTGAGGAGAGCTGGGCGTCAAGTCAGCCGCTTCCTCCTGTTCTCCATACTGGATGAAGAAGTGCAAGCAAGTGAGAGAGATGAGAGGAAGTAGGCCACCTTCGAGTAGGGCGAGCCATCGACGCTGGGCGACGACGTCCTTTAGGTCGCTACCTGCTGCCTCGAGTAGAGGAGAGGTGAGCTCGGCCCAATCGGCAAATGCCTTTGACGAGATATCGATCTCGGAGTAACAAAAGAAGATGTTGCCGATAAACTGGATGAGGGTGACGATGATGAATACGAACCACACCGAGAAACCCTTCACTCGGACGGAAGACGCGGCGATCGCAGACATTGCCGCGACCTCGACCGCGACCGACAGGTATATCGCCCAACTGATTGGGTTGGCAAGATCGTACCAGCTAACGACGTGCGAGATTGAGATGGCTGCGACCGCAAATATCGGAACGAGAAAAGCGGCCCGAATGATTGATCTCTTGTTCTTAGAGATCCACTCAGTCATTCGACTCGATCTTATTTTTGACGTCAGACAGGCTGCTCTTTCCCTTGTCGAGGTCGTCCTCATAGATGAGGTAGTTGAACATCACCACCTCCATCTGGTCTCTCACCTCCTTCGCGGTAGCAGTTTGATCTGCTTGCTTTTGAAGAGAGTCGATCTTGCTTTCCAAGCGAGCCGTCTCTTCCGAGTATTTCTTCTCCAGCTTGGAGATCTTGCTGTTAGTGCAGCCCTTTGAGAGGAAAGCTAGAAAGAAGACGACTGTCAAAACCTGCCAGAGGTTTGACTTTAGGAGCTCAATTAGGTTTTTCATGGCCGCTTTCTGTTATTTATTAGGCTCGGAACTAGCCGAAAACCGTGAATGGGATTGCTGCGATCGTCATAAGTAGCACCCCAAAATAACACAGGTCGTAGACGAATCTCTTCTTTCGATAGCTCTTGAAGTTATACTTGATCTGGATGATGTATCCATAGTAAGCATCGTCTCTCACCCGATCATAGTCGACGTTCACCGAGTCAAGTATGCCCTCTTTGGTGAGAAAATCGGTGTATTTCTTGATCTTTTCTCCGATCATCCTCAGCTCGACCGTCTCTTGGGAAGTCTCAGAATAGAGCAATAGCTCTGGGTTGAGGTTCACGCCCAAGTACATGTTGCCGTCCGAATCGTGAGAGAGCCCAATCGCCTGCAGCTTTCCTTCTTTCTCAAGCTGAAAGACGATGTCTCGATACTTTGAGAAGTTAGAAAGGTCCTCAAGTGCGGCCTTTAGGCTGGCAAAGACCTTTATTGGGTTGAGATAAGTAGATATCATAACACAGTCTGTATTTTTTCCTCAAAGTGAGGATTTTTTCGGATGATGCTCGTCCTTAGATCGCACCGTATCTTTCGCAGCTTCGTCTTTACCGTGTTCTCATTAAGATCGTAGTCGTGAGCGATCTGCTTGATCTTTCGATTCTTCAGCATCTTGTCGATTGCAATGTTTCGAAGGATCTCATCCTCGATGCTGTGGATCTCGTTGATCGTCTTCTCATAGATCTCCTCAATATCAAGATGTCGAACCAGGACCACATCAAAGTCGTCTACTCGGTTGATCTTATGCAGAATGAGATCGACGTCCAAATGGTTCGTCTTCTTCTTTTGGTGCAAATAGTAGAGGGTCTCATTCCTGGCAATCGTGTAGATCCAAGTGGTGAATCGACCCTTTTCAAAGTTGAACTGTGAGACGTTCTTGAAGATCCTCTTTAGGCTCCACTGCAGAGCCTCGAGAGTATCAAAATCGTTCTTACAGAATGTCCAAATGTAGTATTTGAGCTTGGGATAGATCAATAGAGCAAGTTCATTGCGCTCGGCCTCAGTTATATCGCTAGTAAGGAGACGTTCTGATATCTCCTGGATCCTAGCATTGATTTTGCTGTTGATTTCCTCGTATCCCATGTAATTATTGAGCCGTTTTTGATTCCTTCTTCATCTCATTGATCATGATGAGACACGCTTGACACTTCTCATACTCTTCGTGTCTTTGGAAGAATTCAATCGCGTTGTGCAACGCATCGATAAACTTGGAACGGTTTAGATTGATCGTGTGGTCGGTTCCATTTATCGAGATCGAGAGGACTTCGACCTCTTCTACAAGCGGATCATCATAACAGCTACCGATTGCTTGTACTACCGAATCGTAGACGAGTGTCTTGTGCTGGACAAAGATCTCTTCCAGCGTGATGTTTCCATCGAACTTTAGTGAAGGCATGAGTTTCGGTAAGGTATGGGATAGTACCAATATACTAACTTTAGGTTAAGACTTAAAAAAGCGATCCCTAATTTTTTGCATGTGTTGTAGGGATTCGCTATCAAAAACGTCCGACTTGACACTAGACGTTCCAGACTCTCCAGGTTTTGCCGCATTGAGGTTACGTAGGGCATCATAGTTGTAGAGCTTGCGATTGCTTGAATCGGAGTGAATACTGAAGATCTGCTCTTCGACCGCCTTTCGATATTCCGGCAGAGAGTTCTCATAAGTATCTATCGCGAGGTCCCAAAACTGGGAAGAGTCAAAGAATGGAGCAAGGTTGACCGCGGTCATCGCAAGGTCGTCGTTGCCGTTTTGGCCACGATAGGTGCCGCCCTTTGATTTACCGAATGCCATCAGTTCCATCACGGTGGTAAAATCGTTTGGAATGACCCGGTTCGTCGTCACCAGGTGCTTGAACTTCTCGCAATACTTGATCTTGTTGGTAGGACCTAATCTAAGACCCAGTTTGGGATTGATCGCCATCTCGGTGTGCTTCGAGTGAACGAACTGGCCGGACCAGTAGTCCTTATTATCTGCCATCCTCGAGTGGATCATCTCGCCCTTATAGTTCATCTCAAGCACGATCCTCACCCTTTCTGGGTTGAATATGCGATACGTGATGTACTCGACGGCTGCCGCAAATTGTAGGATGTCGAGCTCATTCGTCCTAAACGTTCCCACCTGAACGAGAGAGACGGTGTCGAGCTCGCTGCGAACAGTTTCCTTCTTCTTCAACAGCTCGGCCACAGGTAGGGTCGCGACCTTAAAGACGTTGAGCACTGAATAGTCTCCTCCGACGCCGTCGGCCGTGTCGACGGAAAAGACGTAGTTTGCTCGGTCTGACCTAAACTCGTCGAGAGATCGTTTGGCATACTTTGGATGGAGGAAGAAGTAATCGTTGATCTTTGCGTGGTCCTCGTCGAGAGAAAAGCGACTATTCTCATAGTCGACCTTGATGTTGTAGAGCCTCTTGAGCTCAATCGAGTTGAGGAGCAGCTGGTCGGACGAGAAGAACTGGAGACCGTACTCCTGGTTAAAGTCCTCGATCGAGCCGATATCGGCGATCGTCGCCTCCTTCCATGCCTCGTCCCGACCGGGCACCTGCCACCAATCGACCCTTAACGGAACGAAGCTGCTCTTATTTGAGATTGCGTCGCTCCAAATCTCATAGAACTTGTTCTTTCCGTTCGGAGTAGAGGTGATGACGATCTTTGCGTTTGGGTCGGCCGAGATGGTTGGGAAGATTGCACGATAGAACTCATCGAGCTTTGCATCATCGATGTGAGCAAACTCGTCGATGTAGAGAAAGTTGACGGAGAGACCGATACCTGACTTCTTGGTAGTCGTCCGGCCGACGATCCGGCTGTCGTTGTCGAACTTGATGTTACCGGTATTGATGTGCTTGATGCCGGGCTTCATGAAGAACGGCAGGTTATCCATTGAGATCCTAAACTTGTCGAGCAGCTCCTTCGTTGTGGTGAAGTTGTCGGCAACGATGAGCGAGGTCTTTTCGGCATGGAAGAGACAGAACCAAAGGATAAAGATCGCCGACGTCACCGACTTGCCGATCTGTCGGCTTGCCATGAGAATGTTGTACTTGTTCTGCTGAAAGGACTTGAGGATCTGCTCCTGGAAATCCCTAAGACCGCCTGCGTCCTTGATCAGCATTACTCCATTGCTCGTTTGGATGTAGCAATAGTTATAGGCAAAATAGATGATGTCTTCCTTACACCTCTTCAGTTCCTGCCACTCTTCTGGGGTGTACTCAAAGGGCAGGCTAGCCCGCTTGAGATTGATGTCGTTGTCTTTGAAAGGAGAGTTGTGCAAGCCCTTGATGTCAAGACCGTTATCGATCTCTTCGAGCAGCTTGTTGATGCGAAGGGTGGTCCAGATGGAGGCGTTGATGTCGTCATCCGCACCGCTTAGTCCTGACACCTTACGAGACGTGAAGGCGCCACGAGAAGACATGACATCTCTCATTGTCGGTTACAGTATTTCTTCAAGGTCGATGAAGTCATCGCCCGAGTCGCTTTGGATCTCGATGTTCTTCTGCTTCATCAGTTCGATCTTCTTGCTGGGGTCGATGAGGTCACCCGCAACCTTTTCTTTGGAATGTGCCGCCGCGTCGGGCAGGCTCTTGATGAGGTTCTTCGTTCCCACCGTGATGAAGAACTGGCCCTCGTTTGGAGCTGATGCGACCTTTTCCGCGTCCGAGTTTGCCGGCTTGTCCCGATTGAGCTTTTGGTAGGTCTCCTCGAGAAAGACGATGTAGTTTGCCTGCATCTTGGTGATGTCGGCCATCTTGTCTTGGAGCTGGCCCATCACCTCGATCAGTCGAGGATGAGTATTGCCGGAAGTGATCTCTTCCATCACCTTGATGATGGTGATCTTTAGAGTCTTTAGCTGGAAGAAGAGGTTTGAGATGTTGATCGTGTCGAGCTCCTTCTTGTGCTTCGCATAATCATTATCCTCAAAGATGCCGATATCGACGAAGTTCTTGAAAAGAGAGTCGGTGATCTCTCTCGCTTTCTTTGTGAACTGGGAGCTCATCGCCTCAAAATCGTACGGGCTCTCCTGCTTGGTCTCGTTGGAGAGCTCGTTATCGATCACGAGGTCATTCTGATTGTCGTTGTTGATCGATCCAAGAAGGGCTTGGATCTCATCTTTAAGGTGCCTTCGATTCTCACGACTCATTCCTGACTTTTGATCTGCCATGCAGTTATCGGATTTTGTTCTCGTACTTATCTAGGGCAGGATTGACGTTGATCTTGATCTGTTTTACCGCCTCGACCCACTCATAAACTACCTTTTCTACCTGTTGGATGTAGGTCGTAAGGGTCGAGTTGACGTCGAACATCTGGGAGGAAAGGGTGCGCTTCAGGATCTGGTCCTTGTAGTCGAAACCGGTGTGCATCCTTTTTTCTTGGCGCGAGTAGATCGGCCGAAATATGCTGTCCTTTACCATCAGATTGAGATTTTTGGTCGAGGAACGATTGACTTGATCTGGATGTTGACGGCTCCGAGCGAATCGTCCGAGATGCCTTCTGAGTAAACGTTACCGTAACGATCGGTGAATCCTCCGCGGATGAGAGGCAGCTCAGCGTCGGTGCAGACGATATCGTTGAATTCGTCGACTCCAATATCGGCTGCATTTGAATTGGAGATCTTTTGGATCTCGTTCTTCTTTGAGACGATGTACACCGATACCGAGTCGACTCCATTGACCTCTTCAATCACCTTGATGAGATCGCTCTTTGGGATCCTGTTCCGGCGGGTGTTCTGGATGAAGAAGTTGCCCAAGTTATTGAGAATGTCTCTCTTGATGATCTCGGTCGCAACGTCATCAAAGACGATGATCGTCGTGTTGATGACGTAATTGCTCGGGATCGGATCGATGATCTTAATATCGGTTGAGATCAGCTTAGAGCCGGACTTTTCGATATACTTGAGCAGCTCGTTCTTTTGGAAATCGGTGAGCAGGAAGCGATTGACGTCAGCATTGAAG